GCGGGTCAGATGGCGAACCGAGCACGCAGACCGAAGTCGTGAAGTCGCAGGTGACGATGTTGCCCTGGCTGTGGCCAGCGAACCCTCGGCCGAACGACATGTTCCCGATGACCGGGCTTTGTGTGCCCAGATCTACCTCGGAGAAGGTGACCGTCTGCTCGATCGGTGCCACGCACTCGAAGGGGTATGGGTGCGGCGTAAATCCGTTCACCGCCTGCCCCTCTTCGTTCGTGAGGTAGAGGCGGGTCCCCCGGGTGAGCCGCGGGCCGCCGACGATTGCCGCGGCGGTGCTGAGCAGGTCGCCAAGCACGCTGAAGAGCGCGGACTCCGCGTGATTCAGCGACGCGGCCTTGGGCACCGCCGCACCGCTGTACCTCGTCTGCACGCCATCGGCGAAGAGACGCAGCACCTTGCGGTCCGGCTCCGAGGTGTTGTCGATGATGAGGGCGAAGTGCCGCCAGGTGGAGGTGAGAGTCATCGACCCCTGGCCGGTCGACTGGTCGAGGTAGGTGTAGTCGCCCTCGCTGTTGAAGCTGGCGCGCTCGCCGTCGTTCTTGAAGTTGAGCCCGTCGAAGTAGGAGAGGGTCACGCTCGGTGCGCCGGGCGTCGCCGGATCCTCTCGCGCCCACGCCTCGAGGCACGCCTCGCCATCACCGATCAGCTCGGCAAAGTCATCGAAGCAACGGATGCGCGCCGGCCCGCCACCGGCACCGAAGTCGCGGCGATAGGTGTCGTGGCCGTTGAGCGGGTAGGCGTCATCGAGGATCATGCCGCTCGCGCTGAGCGAGCGTTCGTAGGAGCTGCTGTCGATCTCCAGGCCGGCGCCGGCCAGGTTGAGCAGCACGTCCGCGCACGCAGGTAGCGGGGCCGGCGTCGGAGCTGGCGTCGGCGACGGCGTGGGGGCGGAGGTAGGCGCCGGTGCCGGCCGCGTGATCGTCACCACGTGCGCGTTGGCGCCCCACCCGCGCGTGGCGACGAGCGGCGAGATGACGTTGACCACCGCCACCCGGCGGTCGCCCACGTCGACCCCATCGCTGCGGATCTGCACGAACTCGCCGGCTTGCGCCAGCGGGCTCGGAGCCGCGACGGGCGTGATGCCGAATGCCATGCTGCCCCTACTCGTCCGGCAGCGCGATGGTCACGGTATTGGCTTCCTCGCCTTCGCCGCGCGCGACATCGAAGCCAACGAAGTTCAGCGTCGTCACGTCGGGCCCCCCGAGGTTCACCCCATCCTGCTGGACCTGGATGAACTGTGGGAAGGCCTGCGTCGTCACCGGAGCCCCGTCTCTCGCCGGCGTGATCTCGAAGCTCATGCCTGTCCCGTCCGGAGCGGCGCGGTGCCGGTGTTGAAGCCGAGGGAGGCCACGTTCGCGGCCTGCGAGATCGCCGCGCCGAATCGGCCATCGTGCGCCTGCGCGAGCTGCAGGTTCGACCACGGCACGTCGGGCAGCGCCAGCAGATAGGACAGCGCCCCATCCTGCAGCGCGCACTCCCACTTCGTCACCAGGCGGTCGTCGATGGACGTGGCACCGCGCTTCGGAGCGATCAGCGCGGCGATCGTCATGTCGTAGGCGGCATCCGGGGTCGGGTGCAGCGCGACCTGTGCCTCGGGCAGGTACTGGAAGACGTTGGGTGTGGCCTGCGGCTCGGTGGGGTCCGAGCCGCCGGAGTTGTTCTCGACAAGCGCGATCGGGTCGTCCGCCGACTTGTAGAGCGTGATGCCGGCGACGCCGAAGATCTCGGCGTAGGTGTCGCTGCCGAGGCTGTAGGCCTGCGTGCCCGCCGCCGTCGCGCCGGCGATGCTCACCACCAGCCAGCGCGATTCCAGGCAGAAGCGTCGCGCTGCGCGCACGTAGGCCGCGATCATCGTCGGCGTCGGGGCCTGGCGGCAGATCTGCGCCACATCAGGAAGCAGGTCGATCACGGCTTTCTGGGCCATCAGTCGAACTCCAGCGCGTCGATGCCGTTGCCGCAGAACACGTCGAGTGCACAGGCCACCTCCACAGCCTCGCGCGCCGACTTTCCGAGATGCATCGCCGCCAGCGCGAAGTCCCGGCCGTGGCCCATCGCGTAGCGCACGCACTCGATTCGTTGGGGGTGAGGTGTCTTCCCGAAGGACCAGACGGCGCCGTTGCGCTCGACCACGATCGCACAGGTGTCGTTGTCCTTCTGGCCCTGCGGGTATGACGCGGGCTCGCGCTGGCCATTCAGCCAGTGCAGCAACGACATGGCACCGTCGCCATCGCCGGCCAGTGCGCACAGGGCGCCCGACTCGAGCCGGTGAACCTTCGTCACCGTGTACCCGTATCCGGCTGAGCACGCCATCTTGTCGGCCGCCAGCGTCTTGCCGTCCCACGCGATAACGGTCATCAGCTGATCCCCGGCTGGTTCACGCCGGTGCGCGGCATCACCGCAACCACCGACTGCGCGCTCACGCCGAGCATCTTGGCGAACTCCGCGCGCGCAGCCGCCGCCTTGGCGAGGTCCTGGCGTTTCGTGTTCGCCGCATAGCACTCGCTCAGCACGAACTGCTTGATCGGGTCCTCGTAGACGTCATCGAGGTTGATCGTTGCCGAGGTCGCACCAAGTTCTGTCGGGACCGCTCCCCGCAGCACCACCACCGAGCCCGTGCCATCGTTGGGCGGCATCACGCGGTATCGCGTGCGCTCGCGCTGGTCGAGCACGTAGTCGGTGACGTCGACCTCCGGCGTGGCCGCATGCCAGTACGGCGTCATCGCGTCCACCAGCGACGCATCGACCAGGCGGCAGGCCCGGCCGCTCGCCGCATTGCGCTCGACCCTGAAGAGCGCCGTGCTCCCGGCCGGCAGGGACTGCTCGGTGCCGGCGGCCAGCGCGACCGCGCCACGCACGGTGTGAAGCTCGGGCCGCAGAAGGCACGCCGCTCGCTCGGCCGAGTTGATGTAGCCGAGCAGCATCGCATCGGTCCAGGTGGTGCCTGGCGTCGGGTCGAGGAGCGTCACCCGCAGCTGCGCGATGAGCGCTGCCGCGGTCAGGGTGCCCATGGCGTCAGGCCGTCAGCAGTTCGATCAGGCGCGCCTTGCTGGCGCGGCCGTCGAAGGTGATGCCGCGCTCGGTGGCCAGCTTGGCTAGGGCCGGCCGGTCCATCGCTTCGTAGTCCGGCGCCACGACCGCGGTCTGTTCACCCGACGGCCGAGCGGCGGCCAGGCCCGAGGCCGGCGGCGGCGCCGCCTCGTCGACCAGCACCCACAGGTCGCGATGCTTGCTCAGGTGGTTCTCCCACGCGCGCCGAGTGCAGGTCTGCACGTCACCGGGCCCGTGCCAGACGGTCCCTTCGCCGCTCATCGTGTCGGCGCGCCGCGCGTGCGCACCGATGTGCTTGACGCGCACCTTGTCATCTTGGCTCATCGAGTCCTCCGGGAAAAGGGAAGCGGCGCCGCGGTTTCCCATGGCGCCGCTTCGGAGCGATCGGCTTGCACCCCGATCAGGAGACGCTCGTCACTTCCCGCCGACGGCCACGCCGCGCGCGTAGGCCGTGATGCTCGGCGTGCCGGACACACCGGTTGCGGCCGCCGTCACCGTGAGCGTGATGAACACGTCCTCGTCGAAGGTGATCGGCGCGAACGCGAAGCGGGTCGGGGTCGCACCGGTCACCGCGGCCTGCAGCGTGGTCGCGCCGGCGGCGACGAAGTAGTCGTCGTCGTCGGTGAGCGCGCCGCTGCTGTCCACCTTGCGGTAGCCGAGCTTGTACTGGAGCGTGGTGCCCGTATCCAGGTCACCGTTCGTGATGAACAGCTCCTGGAGACGGGTGCCGCGTGCCACCCGCAGCAGGTCGATGGTGTCGTTGAGCGCCAGCGCCGCGGCCGGGGTGACGACATCGTCGAGCGCCACCGCGTTGCCGAACGCCTGCATGTAGGCGTGCCGCGCGAAGGCCACGCCGTTGGCCTTGTACTGAGCCATGATGGTTCCTTTCGTTCGTCAGGTGACGGGGATCAGGCGGCGACCTTCTTGGCCACCGCGTCGATCACCAGCACGTTGTCGGTGGGCTGCTTGTCGCCGGCCGCGTTCGGGAACTTGAAGCGGAACTTCGCCTCGCCGCCCATGAACTCGCCCAGGTACTCGAAGTTGCGGCCCGCGTTGTAGGTGTTCTCGATGATCGCGGCCTGCACGCCCGAGTTGGATGCGCCCTCGGCGCGCGCCAGGCACTGCGCGCCCATGAGCACCGAGCGCTCCATCTGGTGCGTCGTGCTCAGGCCCGCGGCGACCGTCGTGCCGGTCTCGGTCTCGTTCAGCTTGTTGGCGTCGGTGACGTAGTTCACCGCCTCGCCGGCGTCCCGGTAGATGGTGTAGTCCATCTTCTTCACCAGGATGCCGCGCCAGATGCCGCACTCGCCGCGGAACACCGCGCTGTCCGGCGCCCACTTCTGCCGCTGCTCGACCGCCGCCTGGAACGCGCGGAGGTTGTTGCCCGACGTCACGTCGGTGATCAGCGAGTTGTAGGAGGCCGGCGGCATCATCAGGATGCCCTTGAGCGGCGCGTCGTGCATCTGCTGGTCGCCCACGATGCGCGGCGGCGGGATCTTCGTCTCCATCGCCTCGAGGATCAGCGCGAGCTCGTCCAGGCGCGAGAGCTTCCAGACGTCGGCCGTCGACAGCGAATTCATCAGCTCGCCGCCCATCACCAGCCCGTTCGTGTCGTCCAGCACGTAGTGGCGGTTGCGCGTCGGGGCCTTGACCGCGTTGATCATGATCTCGACGAAGTCGGGATCGGTCGCCAGCGGGATGTCCCACGACATGCCGGACTGCGAACCGCGCATGCCGAACAGGTGCGTGATGCACCGCTGCCAGATCAGGCGCGGGAAGTAGGCCGAGACCTCGGCGCGCGCCAGGCGGCGCAGGTCCCACCGCGTGCGCTGGCGGCTCATCTTGCCGCCGGCGTCCACGTTGTGCGTGGCGAGGTCGATCTTCACGGCGAAGCTCGAGCTCGACAGCGGCTTGCCTTGGCCCTCGGCGTTGCGGTCGCCCATGATCGGCTTGCCGCCGGTCACGTCGAACGCGTCGACCATGAC